GTTCATCAAGGGAATGTCTATTTCCAGCGCAACGAAAGATGGAATGTTTTCCCATAGTCTATCTGCATTTGAAGCTCTAAAAAATGATATAGACGCTAACGGATTCAAATTATCTGATAGGGTCTGGAATATTACACAGCAGACGAAATCGCAACTCGAATTCTATCTTGATAGTGGCGTAGTTGCCGGACGTAATTCAAACGGAATCAGTAGTGATATACGGCAAATTTTGCAAAATCCCCAAAAACGCTTTCGCAGGATCCGGAATGAGAAAGGCGAATTAGTTTTGTCTCAACCGATGAAAGATTACCACCCAGGACAAGGCGTTTATCGTTCTGCATATAAGAACGCTCTCCGGACATCTGCAACAACGACGAACACAGCTTACCGGAGTGCAGACTATGAACGTTGGAGCAAACAAGACTTCATATTAGGTATTGAGATACATCGCTCGGCCAATAATCGAGGACCGTGCAAGATCTGTGATGCGATGGTAGGTAAATATCCGAAAACGTTCAAGTTTACAGGCTTTCATCCTTTTTGTATCTGCTTTGCCACTCCTATCACCATGAAGCCGGAAAATTTTGCTGATTTCCTGCTGAATGACACAGTTCCGAAAGAGCAGGTTATTACAGACATTCCCCAGGGAGCAAAGGATTTCGTCATCGAGAATAAAGATGGATTGCAATCGGCTTTCTGGTATAAAGATAACTTTACTCAAGATGGAAATGTAAATGAACGATTAAAATTGAAACCAACAATAGCCACCCCAATTCAAATAAAGAAACGAGATAAAGTAACGAAACCTCAATCTGAATTTGTTTCATTTACTACTCCACAACAAGCAATAGATTTTATCCAAACAAATATTGCGGATAGTATTTCTATTGATATAAAGAAAGCAGATTTACCTATCATTTCAGAGATTGTAAATCAGTTAAATAGTAGGATGAATGAATTTGGAATACCTAAATTTAGGAATTTCGGTGCTCCTCGTAGCAAACAGGCTCATGCATCATGGGACGAATTAAGCAATAGCATAAACTTCAACATAGGCAAATTAAAGCGTAGGGATAGCATTTGGAAAAATGAAATGGCATGGAGACAACGAGGAATTAAATACAATTATTACACCGATGAAAATGATGTTGTTCGTTCTATTGTGGATCATGAACTCGGGCATAAACTTTTGAATATGTATTCTATGAAAATGGATGTAATAAATACATTCTCAAAAGCCAACGTCACAAAAAATGGCATAATTGAGACACACAATATACTCGGTTATTATTCAAGTACTCAAGAGCATGAGTACTTTGCAGAAGCTTTTTCTATGTTTATGGGTTCAGAACGTTCTAAATTGGGTAAGGAAACAAGCGCAATGATGGAACGTTTGATGGCGAAAGTTAATGCTAGAATGGGGAATATTAGCAAAAATATTTCGGTTCAGGAAGTCGCTACTATTCAAAAAGCTAAACGTATCAAGACTGATTCTGAAATTGCAAATATTAAACAAAAATGGAATGAGCGAAAACTCTATAATAAAATAACCAACACAGAGAATGAAATACGCCTGAATAAAAGCTTTGAGACAGGAGTCTTATTTGACAGGAATGGTAATGTTGTAATCGATAAGCGCGGAGCCAAATATAGTGTTGCGTTTACGGATGAAGAATGTGCAAAGATGAAGGATTGCGTTTTCACACATAATCACCCAAGAGGCTGGCAAGAGCCAGAAAAGAGTTTGGGACGAATAGGTAACTCATTCAGTCCGGCTGATATGTATCTTGCAATAGCTCATAATGTATCAGAAATGAGAGCTGTAACACCTAATTATACATTCGCTATGAAACGTCCCGAAGAAGGATGGGGAATTACAATTAGTAAATTCGAAAAGCTAGTGAATCGGGAGAATAACAAACTAAGAGCAGAGTTTACTGCTAGAATCAATAATAATACACTATCCCCAACAATGGCTTCAGTGGTCCATTATCATATATTATGGAAACGGATATCCGAAAAAATGGGATGGAGTTATACAAAAGCGAAAACTCGTTAATTGGATTCTTTTAGGAAGACGAACTCCCCTTTTTGGTCGCTTTCTCTTTTGTCATGTACCTGTGAACCATCAAGGTATTTTACAGGAATGCCATTAGGGTATGCCGGGCATTTTAATCTATCAAAATTAAAATGCTTGCATTGTGTACACTTAGATATATACACATTGTAATATTCGTGTCTATCTTCTATATAATCCATTTTATACTTTGACTTAATTACAAATATATGCATTTGATTCTGAAATAAAATATATAAGCAGGAAAAATTTACTCTCCTTATATTTTAATAGAAAATCGTTATGACAATCATTGATGCAATTAAAAAGGGCTTGAAAGCCGCAGGTGTAAACGAAAAGTACGCTGTAAAGGTTCAGAAACTCTTCAAAATCGAAAAGGAGGAGGATATTGATACTTATATTGCCTTGTTCAAAGACAATATTCTTCCTGATCTTGAAAGCACATCCGCAATAGAAAAAGCGAAAAAGGATGCTATTGCCGAGTATGAAAAGAACAATGGTTTAAAGGATGGTAAACCTATCAAATCGGCTAAAAAGACTAAGAAAACAGTAAAATCCGAAGACGATGATGAAGAAGACGATGATGAAGACTTCGAAGATTTGCCCGCATCTGTAGTTAAGCTATTGAAAGCCCAACAGAAGCAAATCTCCGAGTTGACCGCATCGGTATCTTCTGTCGTATCAACAGTCACAACTTCCACGAAACAGGCATCAGCCAGAACACTATTTGCAGATGCAAAACTCCCTGAAAAGTGGTTTAACCGTATTGATGTCAATTCTGAAACTTCTGTTGAAGATCAGATTAAAGAGTTGCAAGAAGAATACGCTGAAATCAGACAGTCGGTAATAGATGATGAGGTCGCCGGTGGCGGTTACAAGCCTAATTCCTACAAGCCCAAAGAACGTTCAGAGAAAGAATGGCTGGAACTAATGGAGGACGAGGAAGATGCTAATAACGGGACTGCCAGCCTTGGACTTGAAGAATAATAATTAATAATTAAAAGCTATGTTCAGAAAAAAACAAAAAGAATTTCAGTATGCTCCCGGAATCGAAAAGATTATTGAGGACATTCAGGGCGGTGGTACTATTGCCCGTGCGGAACTGAAGGGAATCATTGATGAACTTCCTCCGCTTGTTATGGTAGGTAAGGATGCTAACGGTCTTTATCATACTGTTAAGACCGGAAGAATTACGGCTGTTGCGGATGCTGATGCAGTAACTATTCAGATAGCAAAGAATCATGTGTTTAAAGTTGGAGAGGCTGTTACTGTTGGTGGTGCCTTAACTGGAGCTGCTGATATAATCTCTGCAATCGACAAGACCAACCCAGGCTACGATACGATAACCCTTGCTGGACCAATTGGAGCTGCAGAGATAGGTAATGTATTAGTTCTTGTTACTGCCAAAGCTGATGCCAAAGCCGCCAAGTTCAAATATGTACCAGAAGTTATTACAATGAACAAGGTTGATGTAACGGTTGCTAACCAGCAATCAGGACTTCTGGTACGTGGTACTGTAAATGAGGCAGTAATGCCCTACCCTATTGACGAAGCAATGAAGGAATTGCTTCATTTTATCCGTTTTGTGTAATCCATTAATTCATAATTATGTATGGAAAGAAGTTTAATTAAGCAAGTGAACCGTAAGAATATGGGTGCCCGTCTTAACTCGCGTAAAGTTAAGCCGGTATTCTTCCCTAATTTCTTTGGTGTAAAGCAGAAGAACTCTCTGAAATGGGAAACTCTTACTGGCGAAAAAGGTGCACCGGTTATCGCTGATGTTATTTCATTCGATTCTTCCGCACCGCAAAAGAAACGTGAAGTTATCGGCAAGATGTCAGGTGATATCCCTAAGACTGCCGTAAAACGCGGTATGAACGAAAGCGACTGGAACGAATACCAGCAACTTAGCCGGGATTGTGAAGGTGATGCAGACTTGAAATCAATTCTAGACCTTGCTTTTAAAGATCAAGACTTCGTATATAACGCTGTTCGTGGCCGTTTCGAATGGTGGTGTATGCAATTAATGTCTAAAGGTGGCTTCATTCTCAATTCAAGCAATAACAATGGCATTGTTACCGAAGAATTTGTAGGCTGTGGTATGCCTAATGAAAACAAGAAAGTTGCTGCTGTGGATTGGTCTAAGTCTACAACGGCCGACGGCTTACAGGATATTGAGGACACTGTGGTTGCCGCTTCTGCCGAAGGTGTTACTATCAA